AAGCCATTCTTCATGTTCCCCAAGACTGGTGTTAATGGTGTTAAGTCTGCTATGTCTTACACACCTATCGCTACTCTTCCTGGTATGAACAGGTACTCCAAAGTACTGTGGGCTGGTGATGATATCGATAAGATCAAAGATGCTCTTATGGAGCACGGTATTGCGTATGATGGTGTACCTAATGGTATGGCTATCTTCAAAGGTCTTGAGGCTGAATATCGTGGTCGTGTAGCCTTTGGTTCTTTGCTATCCACATCCATGCTTGGTTATGCCCTTGGTGGTAACATCCGTGGCAATGGTCCTGTTAATGCTGGTGAGCGTAAGAAACTTCGTGATAACTTTGGGTGGCAACCTAAGACGATCAATGTTGCAGGTAAGTGGGTCAGCTATGCTGGCTATGAACCTCTTGATACTATCCTTACTCTTGTTGGTGACCTAGCCTATTACTCTCGTGATATCGGCTCTACTCTTACTGAGTCGTTCGTTGATAAGCTAGCGTGGACACTCTCTGCTACCTTTGTTAATAAGTCATGGGTGGCTGGCCTTGAGCCTGTTGTTGCTGTTGCTAACGGTGATGAGACAGCTATCACTCGGTTCCTTGCTAATGAAGTACGAGCTGCTATTCCTATGTCTGGCGCTCTTGGCGTTGTTTCTAACGCTATCACAAGCTCCCAAAAGGATATCTACAATGACCTAGTTGGTTATATTACCAATAGGGTTCCTGGTTTCTCCAGTCAACTGCCGGATCAAATCGATATCTACACAGGTAAGCCACTTAATGATATTGACAATCCTGTACTTCGTTCACTTAATGCTGTTAATCCAGTTAAGATTAGCGAAGGTACGGAACCTTGGCGTCAGTGGCTTATCGATAGTGGCTGGGATGGTATCCAAATGATTCGTAAGGACTCATCTGGTAACCATGAGTACACCCCACAGGAACGTGAAGTACTGTATAAGTACATCGGTGAGCAACAACTGTGGAAGGAATTTGATAAGCTTAGCAAGAACAAGAAGTATAATGATCAGTTGGATCGTATTCGTGCAATGCGTGTACAAGGTCGTCCATCTGAAGAGATACAAGCAGCTCAAAGTGAAGTCTATTCAGTAATGAATGACATCATGTCTCAAGCCCAGAAGGCAGCTGAGTTGCGTATGCAGCAGGATAATGAGCCTATGTGGCGCTCTATTCAAGAATCACTCACCAATAAAAACCTCATGAAGCAAGGTCGTATTGATGATGCTGCACGAGCTGCTGATCGTCGTAAGGCAGAGATTGAACGACTTACTCAAATGTATCGCTAACCTAAGAGATGGCAACTACACAAAATACATTCACTGGTAATGGGTCTAACTTAGGCCCATTTTCTTTTACTTTTAAATGGCTTGAACCAACTGATATCAAGGTTTCTGTTGCTGGTGTTCTAAAGACAGTTGGTACTCATTATAACTTGGTTGGTCTTAACTATTCCAACAAAGATGGAGGTCAGGTAACCTTTTTAACAGGTCAAGCACCTGCTAATGGAGCAGCTATTGTTATCTATCGACAGACAGATGACTCCAGTGTTTCTTCTGTCTTTTATCCTGGTTCCGCTATTCGCTCTCAGGATCTGAATGATAACTTTACTCAAGGCTTGTACGTTAACCAAGAAGTTAACAATAGTGTTGCAGCAGCTAATACTACAGCTAATACAGCACTTACAAACTCTAACACTGCGATTACCACAGCTAACGCAGCTACTGCAACGGCTAACACTGCCTCTAGCAACGCCAGTGCTGCAGTAGCCACGGCTAACACGGCTAGCACTAATGCTAGTGCTGCTGTGTCTACGGCCAACACAGCAAGCTCTAATGCCACCACTGCAGTCAACACAGCCAACGCTGCTACGGCTACGGCTAACACTGCAGCCAGTAACGCATCGACAGCTCTTAGCACCGCCAACAGCGCTCTGAGCACCGCCAACACGGCATCGACCAACGCAACCAATGCAGTCAACACAGCTAACAGTGCCTCCAGTGCTGCAAGCTCTGCTGTGTCTACCGCGAACACCGCATCAACCAATGCCAGTAACGCTGTAACAACAGCCAACACTGCAACTAGTACCGCTAATACTGCACTCTCCACTGCTAACACTGCCATCAGCACAGCCAACGCTGCGGCCTCTGCTGTTGCAAGCGCGATCCTCTACGACATTGTTGCAAACGTCGCGGCAATTCCGGGATCGCCTGCAAACAACGATGCTGTTGAAATCACCAACTCGACTGGTATTGAAAGTTTCAGCCCACTGTCTGGACTGCCGTCAGGCTTTGTTGGTAATAGCGCTCTCAGTGTGCGTCTCGTTTATACAACCTCAGGCAGTACCTGGAATTGGATTCAATACTTCCCTAATGATCCTGAGACTCGTTACCTGAAGACAGGCACTGGAACGGTCACGTCAACCAACATTGCTGACGGCACCATCGTTGACGCCGACGTAAACGCATCGGCAGCCATTGCTGGCACCAAGATCAGCCCGGACTTTGGCAGTCAGACTGTTCAAACCACTGGTATCTTCAGCCACGCATTAGGTACTGCTGGCGCACCAACAATTACATTTACCGGCGACACCAACACCGGCATCTACTCCCCCGGCGCAGACCAAGTAGCCATCTCGACTAATGGGGTTGGGAGACTCTTCATTGATGCGAGTGGAAATGTAAGCGTCGGGAGCAGCTCACCGCTAAGCACTTTTGATGTCGCAAACTCTGGCGACTCTGTTGTACGAATTCGCAGTACAATAGGCGACTCAGCCTATCTGCTTATTCAGAACTCTGATACAGGTACAACAGGATCTGATGGGGTGTATATCGGCATAGACAATGCTGAAAACGCTTATTTCTACAACTTTGAAAATAAGCCTTTGATTTTCGGCACAAACAATGCTGAACGACTCCGCATCACAGCGGATGGGAAGCTAGGTCTGGGGACTTCTGCGCCGGGTACGACTCTAGAAGTTGCTGGCTCTAGTTATCCAAACTTCTTGTCTAATCGCTCTTTGTCATCAGGTGGTTCCGGAGCTGCTGGTTGGACGGCTGCTCGTATTCAAGCAACAACTACAGAGCAGATGTCTGCAGGCTTTGGCGTGCAGCAAGAATTTGCACTTAGAGATGCTGATGGCGTTGATAACGTCGTAGCCAACTTGCTTGTATCAAGAGATGGTGCAGACAATTCTGGTTCTTTTGCTATCCGTACTGCATCAGCAGGTACACTCGGAACGCGTCTCCACATTTCATCGGGAGGGTTGGTAGGGATTGGCACTACAAGCCCCACGACTGATGCAACAAGAACGTTACATGTAGCATCTAGTGGCCCTGGAACTAACGCACTTGTTCGCGTTGCCGGAAACAACGGAACCGGGGTTGATTTAATTAGCGGTGGTGACTCGCTTGCGTATCTATTTAACCGCGACAATACTGGGCTTGTTTTTGGTACTAACAATACCGAACGCGCCCGCATCGACAGCTCCGGCAGGTTGTTAGTTGGCACGTCTACTGCGCGTAGCGACTTTTTTAATACCACATCATTTGCGCCACGTCTTCAGGTTGAAGGTACAGATTTTTCAACATCAATGCTTTCGGTCACTTGTAATGCGACTGGAGCAAATACAAATCTAGTTTTAGCTCGCTCTCGTGGCACGGCCAACGGTGCTGTTACTGTCGTTGCAGATGGAGATACGCTCGGAAACATTCAGTTCCAGGGCGCGGATGGCACTGATCTGGTTGTTGCAGCAAGTATTGCAGCGGTAGTAGACGGCACACCCGGAACAAACGACATGCCGGGCCGATTAGTGTTCTCCACTACCGCTGACGGAGCGAGTAGCCCGACGGAGCGGATGAGGATTCGCAATAATGGCGACATATATATCGGAAAAGATAACGACACTAGAACTAACATAGGCTTTACATTCACACCATCAGTTGGGGTTGCGCAGGTAACAAGTGGGAGCCAGCGTTGCTTTGACATGAACAGGCAAACAGATGATGGAAGCTTGATAGACTTCTATCAAGCAAACACCCTTGAAGGATCGATCTCTGTTTCCGGCACCACCGTCAGCTACAACGGTGCTCACCTTTCCCGCTGGTCACAACTACCTGGCGGCACTGAACGTGAAGAGATCATGCGCGGCACCGTCCTGAGCAACATTGACGAAATGTGTGACTGGGGCGAAGAAGAAAACGAACAGCTCAACCGCATCAAAGTGAGCGACGTTGAAGGCGACCCAAATGTGGCTGGTGTGTTCCAGGGCTGGGACGATGATGATGACACATACACAGACGATTTTTACTGTGCGATGACGGGTGACTTCATTATCCGGATTGCCGAAAATGTCAGCGTGCAGCGCGGCGATCTGCTGATGTCCGCTGGTGATGGCACTGCCAAACCCCAAGATGATGACATCATCCGCAGCAAAACCATTGCCAAAGTCACTTCAACCCACGTCACCTGCACCTACGACGATGGCAGCTACTGCGTGCCTTGTGTGCTGATGGCTTGCTAGAGCCAGTAACCCTACTCACTAATCCCTTTTTTGAGCCTACCAATCCCGGTGGGCTCATTTTTTATCACCTAAACACATTTTTTATCATGTCTACCACTTTTACCTGGAACATTGCAAACCTTGAGCGTGAAACCAATGATGGTTACGTCTTCGGGGTTCACTATACCGTAAACGCCCAAGACGATACCTACTCTGCTGGTGCGTATGGTTCTCTTGGTCTTGAGCGTCCTGAAGGTGACCTGATCCCTTTCTCTGAATTGACTGAAGGCACCGTAGTTGGCTGGGTGCTTGAGAAGTTCGGCGATGAAAAAGTCGAAGAGATTTGTAATGCTCTCCAGGCTCAACTTGATGAGCAACGTGCTCCTTCTAAAGCTGCTGGCGTTCCCTGGGGCTGATTATGATCACCATCCTTGGTATTAAAGTGTCTTATGAGACGCTTGGTTTTTTCATCCTTTTTATTACATCTGAATATCTTGGTGTAACTAAAAAACGTAAGGCTAATAGTGTTACTCAGGCCATCTCTATGGCTGCTGCTTACTTTAGTAAGACACGTACTGAGGATGATACTATTCGTCGCATTCGTCGTACTTTTAGAGGTAAACGATGACGCTACTGCTACCAGTTAAGCAGTACTACCCCCAAACAGACAGTGCAACAGGTCACGGAGATCGGATGTGCTTTAGCTCGACATGTGCTATGGCCATCAAGTATCTCCGTCCTGACGCACTAAAAGGTAGTAATGCTGATGATGATTACCTCCGTACTGTGTTGAAGTACGGTGACACTACGGTATCTACCAGCCAAGTTAAAGCTTGTCAGCAATATGGTGTCCTTGCTACCTTCTACCAAAAGGGTACAAGACAGGATCTACTCAACGAACTAAAGGCAGGTTATCCAGTTGCTACTGGCATCCTACATAAAGGCCATGCATCAAACCCTGTTGGTGGTGGCCACTGGATGCTTTTGATTGGTGATGATGGGGAACACGGTATCTTCCATGATCCATACGGTGAGATGGATAATGTCAATGGTGGTTACGTCACTATTGGTAAAGGTGGTAAAGATGTCAAGTACACCTGGCGTAACTGGTTAAAGCGTTGGGAAGTAGAAGGTAAAGGGACTGGATGGTTCATGACCTTCCGCCCAACCAACACTCCGCAACCGGCTGCTACTGTTGCTAACACTTGGGCGGGGGTGGTAACTGCAGCCTCTAAGGCAGGCGCTAAGTTTCCACAAGTAGTAGCTGCACAGTGGGCACTAGAGAGTGGTTATGGTAAACATATATCCGGTACCCATAACTACTTTGGTCTCAAGGGTTCTGGTACTGACCATGAGACTAAGGAGTTTATTGATGGTAAGTGGATTACTATTACTGCTGGGTTCCTTAACTTCCCTGACCTACAATCTTGTGTGTCGTACTTAGTACAACGTTGGTACAAGGACTACAAAGCATATAAAGGAGTCAACCGGGCTTCTACACCTGATGAGTGTGCACAGTTGTTGGTAAAAGAAGGATATGCAACTGATCCACTATATGCCACCAAGTTACAACGTCTACTTAAGGAAAATGGTTGAGGCAATCATCACGGGAGTTGCATCCCTTGTTATTGGTGTTGGTGGCGGCGTAGCTTCTCTTAGTGGTAGAACTAACTCGCGTATGGATCGTATTGACAGACGTATTGATGAGATTGAGTTACGTCTTGCTGAGAAGTACGTACCACGACAAGAGCTAGCTAACGCCTTACAAAAGATGGAGGATCACATGATCCGCATCGAAAATAAACTAGATCAAATCGTACTACGTAATGGCTAACAAGAAAGCAACGGAGGACATGTTTAATGAACTTCACAACATTGTCACCAAAGAGCTTCTAGATCGAATTAAAAGCGGTGAAGCCTCTACTGCTGACCTTAAAGCAGCTTGTGATTGGTTGACTAAAAACGACATCAGCGGTGTTGCCTATGATGGTAATCCCCTTGATAAACTAGCCACCATCATGCCTAAGGTAGATCCTGAACTTATTCAAACGCGCCTTTACGGTAAAAAAATGGCATGAAATACTGTACACAATGTAACCAAACAAAGGCATTATCAGAGTTCCACAAACATAAACAAGGTAAAGATGGGGTAAGGCCAATCTGCAAGGAGTGCCGAAAAGCTGAACCATACAATCCACAAGCGCAACTTAATAGATATCTTAAATCTGCATATAACATTACTTTGCAGCAATACGATGAGATGCTTTTGGAGCAAGATAGTGTATGCGCAATCTGCGGTTCAGATAACCCAGGTCATTACGGAAGGTTTTCTGTAGACCATAATCACGAAACTAATGAGGTACGAGGACTTCTTTGTAATCAATGTAACGTGGGATTAGGCGCTTTACAGGATAGTCCTGACATACTCTTGAAAGCAGCTCAATATCTACTTAATAAAGGTCATTATGGCAAGTCGCACGTCTAGTTACTACAAGAACAACCCTAAGGCTAAGGCTAAGCGCCTCAAACAACAGGCTGAATACAACAGAACTAAAGAGGGTCTTAAGATCCGTACTAATGCTAATAAATTAAACCGTAAACTTGGCACCTACGGTAATGGTGATGGTATGGATGCTTCTCATACAGGTCCCAATAAAGGCAAACTAGAGTCCCCTAAAGCTAACCGTACACGCCCACGTAAGGGTAAAAAGTATGGCTAATCCATTCCCAATCTAATAATGTGACACCACTATTTCCTAGTCCTGATCACTACCTCCACAACCTAATAACGATGACAAGCTCTGAAGCAAAAAGGCTACACCGTCGTGCAATTAAGGAATACTTTAATTGTCAATGCGTATACTGCGGAGAAACTTATGAACTACATGAACTTACACTTGACCACGTTCGCCCTAAGTGTCTTGGTGGCGAAGACCTTACTTCAAATTTGGTACCCAGCTGTAGGAAATGCAATCAGGCTAAAGGAAGTAGAAATTGGTTACAATGGATGAGGGACACATTTGGTCCTACTAATAGGGAAACATTAATTCTATCACACATTCGTTAATTATGGCAATGACACGTAAAGGTAAGGATCAAGACAAGAATCGCGGATCCGTAGTAGAGAGCATCAAAGAGTTCGGTAGGCGGATGGATGCTGCTCGTATGTCCCGTATGCAGGGACGTAGTAACCTGACCTCTAAGGATTTAGAAGGTAAGGCTAGGGGCGGTTCAGCTACCGTTAAGGATGCCCCCAATGGTAAGGAGTACAAGGGTCCTGCCTTTGGTGAATACAAGGCTAAGAAAAAAGAAGATCAACCCAAGGCTAAGGCTAAGCCCCGTCAACGTCGTGGTGCAGGTCGTGAGGACATGATGAGTAATCAACGTCAACGCGAGATCATGGAACGTGAGGAGCGTAAGCGTAAGAATAACATGGACAAAGGCGGGTCCAATGTAGTTGGGAGTTAAGTAATGGCACCTAAACGTACAAATAAGCGGTTAAACGTACCTGGTAATAGAACTCCTGCTACTTATGATTTAAAGAATCAAGAGCACTTCAATGAATTCAAACAATCAGGATTTATTCCACCAGAGTATGAGTCGTATGACCAGCTACAAGATGCCTTCTTAACGCTTGTATATCAGGGAGTTTCTGATAAAGATGCGGCAGAAGCTCTTGGAGTAGATTACCGTAATGTTATTGGAAAGGGTTACCTTGCCGCTGAATTGAGTTCAAAAGGTATTCCTAGGGGTATTAGCGCTAGAACTCTTAGAGAAGATATTAAACCTGATGAAAGAGCATACCTAGTTAATAGGTTTGGTGAGGATTGGTTTAAGGACTACGAAAGGTATCGTAAACTTGAATGGGGTGATACTAAAGTTCTTAAAAAAGATCAGGAAGTAGTTGAAAGATTTTCTGGTAGACCTGTTGAAGAGTTTACGTCTGCTAAGCAGGAAGCTGATGTATTACGTGATCGCCTAGCTGCTGCTTTTGGTAAAGGTGGTAGAGCTGGTCAAGTCCATAGGGGCCATGGTGTGTCGGCTATGGAAGGCGCTAGTGTTGGTAAAGCTAACCTGATGCCTGAATCTGGCCCTCTTAATGTTGGACACGGTTCTAACCCTAGATACGATTACAATGTAATGCGTAATCTGAATATGTCGTCAAACGATCTGCAGAATGCGTATGATGACATACTTCAACGTGAAGGTCTTACCATCAATCCACGTCGTTATCCCGGAAACTACGTAGCTGCTGATGAAGCTTTGCGAGAAATTAAGCAAGGAACATCTATGGGTAATCCACAGGTAACTGTTCCTGTCGAACCTACTAACGTTGATCCTAGATCTATTGAATGGCGTGATCGTAGGATGCTTGAGATTGAGCAACAATTGGCTGGAGACTATGAACGTAGTGGGATGTCACCGGGTGAAGCTTCAGCTAAAGCGCGTCAACGAGTAGAAGAGTATGCTCTTAGCCAATCCACCATGTTTAACACGGCTCAAACACGTGGTGGCCCTGTTACCGTAGTGCAGCCTGGTAAACCTATGCCACGACAAATCGGTACTGTTGTCGGTGAGCAACTCGTTGATCCGTTTGGTCGTCCTAAAGTTGATAGAAGCGGTGAACCTAAGCGAGAAACCAGGCCAGTTTATGCACCACCTAGTGGAGCTGTACTGGTACCAACTCGCCCATCACCAGGTCAGATAGCTGCATCTATTGCAACTCGTGAACCACTTCCTACCCCTAAACCTGCACCTCCTAAGCAGATTCGCACTGAAGCTGAACTTGATCGTATCTTTGCAAACCTTGTAAAGGCACCTAAAGTTCTACCGATTTCTGGTAACACTGCACTTAGAAAGCCAGTTAATACTACACCTACTAATAGGGAAAGAGCTTTGGCTGCTGAGAGAGCTAATGCAGGCAAGACTAAAGCTATGTCGCGTAGTTCAGGTCCTCCACCGGCAGCTCCAAGGGTAATTCCTAGTAGGGTTAGTCAGCCAGTAGCACAACCAGTGTCACAACCTAAAGTTGGTCAATCTGCTATCCTTAATGGACAAGCTGTTATGTGGAATGGTGGTAGTTGGGTTAAAATGCCAACTCCTAAAGCTATGAAGCCGACAGCTAAACCTAAGGCTGCTGCTCAACCAACTAAACCGGTTCGTGTAATTCCTTCTAGAGTTAAACCTAAAGCACAGGAAAGTCCACGTAACCAAGGTAGTGCTAGTATGCAGATACGTCGTATGCAAAACATTCAACCGGATGTGATTCAGCTACCTATGTTTACTGGCTTCCCGTCTATTGAACTCTGAGCTAGTACACATAAGCTCACCATTGGTGCCTAGGAGCCTCTACAAGGGGCCTCTAGGTGCTTTCCTATACATCCTATCACATGGACACTTTAACCGCCCTTAAAGGCGATTTTAAGCTCTTCCTTCAAGCACTATGGGGACAGCTAGACCTACCATCACCAACACGTGCTCAATACGCTATTGCTGATTATCTACAACACGGTCCTAAACGACTACAGATCCAAGCCTTCCGAGGAGTCGGTAAGAGCTGGATCACTGGAGCGTTTGTGTTGTGGACTCTCTTCAATGACCCTGAGAAGAAGATCATGATTATCTCAGCTTCTAAGGAGCGTGCTGATAACATGTCTATCTTCTTGCAGAAGCTTATCATTGAAACACCGTGGTTGGTACATCTTAGACCTAAGAGTGATGACTCACGTTGGTCTAGGATTAGCTTTGATGTTAACTGCTCTCCTCACCAAGCACCATCCGTTA